ACAGTCTTCACATACAAATCCTTCTGCAGGTTCTGCGTGCTCTCTACACTCTGTACAAAATTCTTGGGATATGATTGAGCCACAGCAATAACTGCGCCCATCATCATTATCTGTGTATTCTGCCCCACAGCAAGGGCTTATTAGATCTGCCATTAGTTTTCTAATTCTTCTAATCTTATAGCTACTTTCAAAGGAACAGTATTAAATGGGTGATTTACAAGCTCTCCTAACTCCGCAGTTAATTGCTTCTTTGACCATATTTCTGCAAATCTTATTAGTTGTTCTTCTGTGTATTCTTGTTTTCCTCCTGGGTCAAATACTGTATCCCACTCACTTAACTCATCAGAGTGTAAGTAATCTTTTGCTGTCTTTACCATAATTTTAATTTTAATTGATTAATGAAAAAGGACCCCTAGTTAGGAGCCCTTAATTTGGATACTATAGCGCACAATTTTACGTATCCCCGCTTTATAACTGTGTTATTAGTTCTAACACTTCTTTACATTGTTCTTTGTTCCTTGGCATAAATAAGACATAAGCCAGGTTATTTTCTTTAAGATGTTTTTTAAACATTTTCCATCTTAAAGGAAAAGATTCATTTGCATAACCTTTAGTTTCAATAATCCACTTACCATGAGGGTCTACAAAGTCTGGTGTATAAGTTATAGATCTAACTTTACTACCTTTATTATACAACTTCTTTGGTGTACCTTCATAACATGCTTGTGGATATACTAGAGCGTCAAATACAGTAAAGGAGTGTTTTTCATAATCAACATCTATGTTAGCTTCTTCTAGAAGTTTATACATTCCTTTTTCTAATAGAGATTGAAACTCTATACCATTGTATGACGCTTTCTTTGATTTAATCATTGATCGTCCTTTTGATCTTCTTTTCCAGGCCATTAGTCAATAACATTTACTTGAAACATTCCTTCGTACCCGCGCGCACTGTGATAAATATGCATCTGTCCAACACGTCTAGTGCCTACATAGGCTCTACCTTTGTGCCATTCATCATTACCACATATACTTGGGATATGCCTTACTTTAGTCCCCATGATTTCATCTACTAACTCTTTATGTATATGTCCTACTAGCGCCTCTCTAAAGATGCACTCGCTCCACATAATAGGTTGTTCAGTAGCCATAAGTAAAGGGATATTATTTCTCTTTACTTTATCTCCATGAAAATTTAAGAACATATTCTTCCCATACTGGTAGTACTTTCTCTCATCAAGTGAGTTGTCGACTGTAATATTAGGATTGTTAGAATACCTAGACTCTAACAATTCTCCAATATAAAACATCCTTTCAAAGTCATGATTACCTTGCACAATAACAACATCTACTGGTATTCTCTCTGATAACCATGTAATAGCTACATCCATTAGTTGCCAATAGCCTCTAAAAGATTGTCTCCATCCCATATAATCATCTTGAGGTGTTCCTGCAGTGGTTGCTTTACTCAAACCTTCAGAATTCATACCGTCATTGCCTATAGGCATTAATAATCTCTCTATGTTAGATCCTTTTGCTTTCTCCCATAGTTCCATTACTACTTGCATATAATGCTCTTCTAGAGCTTTTGGCCCTTCACCAGTAATCTTCCCATAATGTATATCCGGTAAGGATAATACACCTAAAGAAGGACTTGTTTTAGGATTATAAGAATACTGACTAACCTTTGGTGACTTTTGTTTTACTGCTTCCAGAAATGCGTTCTTCTCTGAATTTAACTCATGCCATTGATTCAATGGTACTACTGAGTATCTACTATCACCTTTGCTAGTTTGCCAAAACTTTACAGATTTTACATCTTCTAGTTTTAGTCCGATCTGTGATAAATGCTGTTTAAAGCCATTATCATTAATCTCATTTATATTCTCGTTTGTGAATTCTTGTGTGGAGTTTTTGCGCTGTTTGTAGGTGTCAGCTGCTACTTCTTTTTTACATTCAGTGGCTAAACTTAAATCAATACCTAGCTTATCAGCTACCCATTGGTTTCCTTTCTTTAAATAACCTGTCTTAGATCTCAGAAATTCAATTACATCTTGTTTTTTCATGTATAATATGTTTTAAAATGTTAAGTGAACCAACATTTTTTACCAAATCAGACGGGTCTTTTGACTCGTATTTATCTGGTATACATATATTACGTAGATTAAACTTTTCACAGATTTTCCTGGCCATAGTTTGTCCAGGGTTGTTCTCATTATCATAATCATTGTCATAGAGAACAACTAATTCTTCAAATCTATCATGTAGGTCTTTCATTAATTTTTCGTCAGGATTTTGCATTTCGCTTTGAAAAGCGATTGCGCTATAACCTGCAGCATAGAGACACATAACATCTTTTAAAGAAGAGGTAAGAAACAACTGTTTACCTGTATTAGGTAGTTGTTTGAGGCCTTGTATATCAGTAGATTTTGTATTACTACTCCATTTGTAATCTAACTCTAAAGGAGCATAGATTTTGAAGCGCTTGCCTAATTTAAAAGCATAAGTAATTGACTTGCAACTGAATCTGTTTTGGTTCACCCAGTAATGGCTTATTGGTTCGACGCCAAATCTAACTAATATTTTCTTACTAATAAAGTATTTTGACCAAAACTTTCCATCTTCTTCCGAAAAAGGCCGTCTTTTCTTCTTTATAATTGTTAATGATTCTACTATCCTAGGTTGCTTTTGCCTTAAACCTATTACCCCCATAGTAAATAAAGTTTCTTCTTTACGAGAATTTAGATTTAAGTTAAAATCGCAGTCTATAATTTTCAAAGCCGATATAAAATCACATGTATATTTATACATTACATATCTGAAACAGCTGAACGAATGTTCTGAACATCCAAAGTCTTTATACAATAAGTGCCCCTTCCAAGAAATGATAGATGCAGTTGGTTTTCTATCCTGTCTTAACTCACTACAGAAAGGTTTTCCTAATTGTTTAAAGCTTGGACAATAATACACAAAAATGTCATACTCAGAGATTTCTCTAAGTATGACATCGGTGTGTAAGTAATCATCACTGCTTCTAGCTTTTATCACTATTAGTTAGCGAATGGGTCAGCTTCTTCTACAAGTTGTCTACCATTCATTGGTTTTTCTGGCATAGTCCAGTCATCATCCTCATTCAAGGCGTCTGGAGTTACTAGGTCAGCTGTTGGTACATGCTCTCCCCATTTAAGATCTGCGTTAAAGTCTGCGTTAAATGTCCCATAATCATCTTTTAACATTTTAACAAACATATCATCTCTTTGTGGTTTAATTCTACCAAATTGTTTATTGTATACAGTTTGATATTTATCATCTTTAACACCTATTAATAATCTAACTTCATTATCTTTTAGTACAGATACAAGAGCTTTAACTTCTTTTACATCACCATTAGCTATATTCTTAATAGTCTCAAAAGATACTTCATCTCCTGCTGCTACGTTAGCCCATGCTTTAGTAAAGAAAATTAAAGTTTCTTCTCCAATATATGCAGGTCTTTCACCATCTTTCTTCCACCACTCATATGCTGGTGCATCATCAGACCATGTAGTTTGACCAAATGCATTAATCCATTGCTTCTTACCTGCTTTTGAAACTCTATGCTCTCCAGATAATAAGATTTCTACTTTAGTTGTTAAGTCTGCATTTTTAACCCATAGTACAACTTTGTTGTAATCTACATTGTTAAAGGATACTTGATAATTAGGTTCAGATTTAACTTTAATGTCTAATGCATGTAGTTCTCCCATTGTTGGATTTACTGCGATTACATTAAAATTAGAAATACCTGAGTATATCTTCATTCCTTGTCCTTGTACTGCTTCAGTACTTGCGTTGCTTTTAATTGCCATATCTATTTATTTATTTATTGGTTTATAATTGAAATGAATCAAATTCATTTTCCTCTACTTCTACTTCTACTTCTACTTCTACTTCTTCTGTACCAGCTTCCATCTCTTGTTCTTCTACTAGATCTAAAGTGTCGTTAAAGCTTGGTATTTCAAGCTCATTGTCAGATGTTTCAAACTCTGTAGGACTCAGTATATCTAACACAGATCTTTCTGTTTCTACTATTTCAGCTTTAACATTTTCAATTGTCTCTATAGCATCATCTATAGCTTGTTCTAAAGTTACTTGATTAGGATCTACCTCAACTTTTTCTATAAGGTCTGTTTCTCTTTTAGTAAACTCAGGCTCTGAAGTATCTTCAGTAACATCATCTACAAAGCTAAAAGATAAAGTTCTCTTTCTAGCCGGCCTCTTACCTTTAAGAAGAGGATGTTTAAACATCTCATCTACCTCCCAAGGTTTGATGCTATATTTAATAGACATTTCTGCCTTAGTTATCCCATCTTTAAGATCTTGAGTGATCATAGAGATGCTGATTTTTTCAGGGGTGTCCCCTGCTTGTACTGCTTGTCTTGTGTTAATCATTTTGTTTTTGTTTAATTAATCTATAAATATTTCTGACCATTCTAAAGGCATGGTCTTACCTTTTAAGTGTTCACATCTGCTACCAGCTACAATATCATCTAAAGAGTCAAAACTAACCATAGTTTTATCATCTTCTCTGTATATGTAACCAACTGCATCTGAGTTTGCACAGGTTATCTGCTTAATCTTACCGGTAAGGTCAATATCTTTTACTGCAACCTCTTTACCTTTCTTCTCAAGCATCTTATCCTTTAAGTGTCCAACTAATATGACATGGTCTGCTAGTTTGTTCAAGTTATCTATCCATTTCTTATAGGCCATTCTTAAATATAAGTAGCCAGCGCCATTAGGCAGTGATAGAATTGACATACCAGGGTTCTTTTCGTCAAAGTTTTTACCCATAGGAGTTTTCATATAAATTTTCTTACCTTCTGCTTCACACCATTCTTCTAACTTTGAAATAGTGTCAATAGCAATATATTTATATGGTCTTCCTTCCTTCATAATAGCTTTACCTACTTCTGCAAGTTCAGCTAAACTATTTACTTTTACTTTTAATGCGTCTATCATATCTGATCCATTTTCTAGATCAATTATTAAACAGTCATCAAGTTGTGCTAATATTGAAGTCTTACCTATTTTAGGTGCTCCATATAGTATCATATTTTTTGGCGATTTACGGCTTGCCTTTACCTTTTCAGTTGGTAGTTTCATTATCATTTAGTTTATTCATTTTGTTTAATAAGTTTAAGTTCTTCTTAGAACTTGTACTTCCTTTAATACAGCTAACTATAATTAGTGTAGTTACTATAAATAGTAAGAAATATGTGATGATAGGTATTATCATATTCATTTGTTTAAATTATTTAAATTGTTAAAACATGGGCCACAAGGTTACACCACGGTCGGATTAGGATAGATGTTTAATAGCTCTACCATATTACTAATCCTTGTTTGCATGTTTATAGATCATTGGCCTGCAGTAAAAAAATACTGAAAAATAGTGCTTAGTTATAATTCAGGTTAAGGCCTGACAACAAGTCTAGGCTAAGTTGTGTTTAGGCCAAATCACTACGATATTAGTATGCATTGTACTCTTTATCTTCATCATACTTGTTTTTATGTAAGCTTCTATATTCGTTCAACTCTTTTTCTTGCTTTCTTAAAGCTTTAACTAGTGCACTGAATGCACATATAGACCCAACTATAAACCCGAAGGCTATATATAGGCATATTATTAGTATATCTGTCATTTTTATTTATGTTTTAGTTCTTTCATTAATTGTAAACGTACTCATATCTGCTTCAAACGGAAGCATACCTAATAAACCATCTCTGTTCTTTTCTATATGCACTGCTAATAATCCTACTGGATCATGAGTACAATAAAGTTCTGTAATCCCATATAAATCATAAGGTCGTTGTAACATCATAACAACATGAGCGTCTTGACCTATACTATCACCTCCAAATAAATCTGTAAGTAATGGTTGGTATTGAGCTTTAGCTCTGTGCTCTTGTTCTATATTACGATTAAGTTGAGATAAGAGTATATTAATAACCCCCATCTTAGCTTGCATCCACATACATCCTTTAGATAACTTATCAAGTTTCTCTAATTCATTGTTATAATTACCCGATACTAATCTACTGTGATCAAATACATTGATAATTAGTCTATCAGGTAGAGCATTAGTCATATCAACACATGTATCTTTAATATAATCTATAGTTCTAGGTATGTTATTAAATAGAATAGGGTATTTCTTATATACTTCTACTTTCTCTTTATATAATTCATACTCACCTTCTGATAACTTAGTCTCTACAGATAGTAAATCCAATACTTGTTTCTTAACATCCTTTGAACCAGCTCTTAATATCTGCTGATGTCCAGGCATTTCAAAACTCCAATATAGTACTATTACTTTCTTATCAGGGTTGTTATCTAATAAATCAAATATAAGTTGATTTGAGAATGCTGATTTACCTACTCCAGGTCTACCTGCTATAACATACATCTTACCAGGTTGCAATCCACCTAATAGATTCTTATTTAACCTCTTCCATTTAGTTGGTAGCACTTTCCTTTGCCCTAACATTCCCATCCTTACGTCATTGATGGATGTATCTACTGATTTTTTTATGCTTGAGAACCCTCTAGATTTAAAGAGTTCTTGTAATTCTTGGCCTTTGTCCTTGTTCTCCATTTTCTGTTTGTTGTTGTTCGTTTAAATTCTCGTATTTTTCCCAAGTATGGTTGTTTAACCAGACTTCTAAATTCTGCAGATAACCTAAATTATGTTTATCTACAGTTAATTGTTTGTCTAAGCAATTCATAATAAATCTGTGCTTGTGAGCTTTACCAGCTACAATAGATTTATACTTGTTTTTTGCTTTTACATTAGACTTAGCGTCTGGATCAATAGCATGTAACACTCTAACACCTCTTCCAGGAGAATTAACTTTAAATGGATATGTACCGCACAATTCTGCAAACATTGCATCAAAATCAGAGATGAAAAGATCGATGAACTCCTGTCTAATCGTATGACTAGCAGGAGATTCACCAAGCTTTACATAGCCTTCTTGTTGCAATTTCTCTAAATCTGGTTTAAGATTAAGGTTGTTTAACAGAGCAAATCCTTTTTTATACACAATATATAAATAGGTATAATCATCAGCAGACATTTTAGTGTCTGTAAGTACATCAAATTCTATTTCTATTTTCATAATATAAAGGATTCTTTTACAGTTGAACGGAACATTAATGCAAATATACACAATTTATCCATAACTCCTATTATTATTAAAGTTTTTATTACATCCATGTTACACCCTTTAAATCATACACTGCATTCTTAAGCCATTTCTCCTCTTGAGAGTCTTTGATATATAGTACATATACTTTACCTGTCTTCCCTTCTTCATATCTAATTAATCTACCAACTCTCTGTATCATAGATAATGCTTTAGATGTTAATCCGCATATTATACCTAGATTAGCGTTAGGTATGTCAAATCCTTGATTTAAAGCTTTAGTAGAGCATAATACATTCACTTCACCTTCTTTAAAGCGCCTTAGAGCCTCTCTCTTGTTCTTAGTTGTTATCTTACTATGATACACTTCAGCTAGAGGTGAAACACTCTCAGCAAGCATATCTGTAAATTCATTTAAGCCTCCAAAGGTTATAATCTTCTTATCTAAGTTAGAGTATACTATGTCTTTAAACTTAGCTATTTTATTATGAGCTTTATCTACAATAGACTTACGTTCTCGTATGGTTCTATAGAATCCAGCAGCATGTGCTTTCATTTCATAACTAACACTTGGACTACTTAAAGCTATCTTAGCATACTGAAAAGCGTCAGGATCTAGGGCCATTTTATGTTCTACAAATTTATTATTGACCTTTTTATACTCGATTCTTTCTTCTTCTGTAAGCTCTAAAGGTACACAATAGATCTCATAAGGTGCTACTAATTGCATAGCTACACACTCATCTAAGGTTAATGTATATACTGTAGGTGCTAGTAACTGAAGATGTAACTTGTACATTGGCTCTTCGGGTGGTGTAGCAGTTAAACATAATATCTTATCATAATCATTGTTATTAAAGAATTGCCTGTATTTATTAGACAAACCTAAATGTATCTCATCACATACTACTATATCGTAATGTTTATTTTTAAATTTATAAGCTGACTGATAACATACTACTTCTACTCTTTCTAAACAGTCTTGACAATCCCATTTTTTGAATTCTTCTTTAAACTGGTCTTTAAGTTGCGTTGTTGGTACCAAGACCAAAGCGGAATTACCACTAAGGGTATTAAGCACATGATTAATAGCCATAACGCCACAACGAGACTTACCAAAACCGGTCCCAGCAATAATAGTACCGCAGTAATCGTTATTATGCCAATTGTTAAGTGCAATTCTTTGTTCTTTATCTTTAGTTTCATATAATCTCATTTTTATTTATTTTTTAATTCTTTAAATATCTTTAGATACCTAGCTATAGTTCTTGATACAGTAACATAGTCGCAACCTAAAATCTCAGCTATATCTTTCATAGGTACATCCATATTAGACATCCAATAAGCAAGTATTCTAGATCTTTTCTCTGATAGTACAGAGTATATACCGTTATCTAATAACACTATTCTTTCTGTTTCTTTCAGTCCTTCTATCATTAACTCTGTAGAGTCTTTTTCAGTCTCTCCACTATACTTCCACAGTTGATCTGCAGTTTTAACAATAGGTCCATTATCTTTTGTCCATTGTTTCTCTTCTTCCATTTGTACAGCTACATGATGTCTAGTCTTCATATTATTATTGTTTTAATTTATATTGATTCCCATACTGTTACTGTCCGGTTAGTTTCATTGTCTTTATGGGTGCCGTTAGACTTAACTTTACCTAAGTTAACTAACTCTGTTACTCTTCCTGTAACTCTATTTATATCCCACCCTAAATGCTTAGCTATATTTCTATTAGTAGCTGGACTAAGGTATTTTATAACATTATGGACAGTCTGTCTTTTACTAGCTACTGTAGGTTTTAACTTTTTGAGGGAGTTAACCTGTGTTGCTCTTATCATTTTATTATTATTTTAGTTGTTTAATTTTATTTGTCTTGTTTTATCTCCAAAAAAGTGGACATATTATATGTATTTATCTCCTTTAAAGTGTATTTCACCTATTTTGTTTGCCTTTCTCCTTGCTCTTATTGCATTAATTTCCTTGTTTTCCTTTTCTATGTCTATCTGTATATAAAAGAATATGAATGCAATGTGAATGTATAAGCAATTATTTATACTTAAACTAAATCCAACATCAATGGATGGTTTATATGTGCCACACTCTAACATTAAGTACTTATAGTTTATTACTTTCATATCTATTGTTTTGTGCAACCACTGGATGCGTTATTTAATATATCCATTATTTCATCAGTTGTAAAGTTATCCTTTACATCTACCTCTTGTTTATTGATAGTCAATGTGTTATCTTTTTCACACCTATCAGCACCACCAAACTCTATTACTGTGTCTTCCCAGTATTTTGTTATTTCTTTACTCATATCTATTGTTTTAGTTGAGCCGATTACTATTTATATTCGGTTCTTTGTCTTGTTTTATCTCCAATAAACTGGACAATTTACTTCTTTTTATCTCCTTAAAAGTGTTATTCACCTACTATAGTTTTAAATTTATACCTCTATTCTTTTCACCGCTTAATTTGTCTTGTTTCCAATAGTGTTCACAAATAGTATTATTGGCTTCATCTACTTTATTATTGTGAGGACTTTCAGTAAAGTAACTCTGATAATGCCCTTTAGGTGCTTTATACCTCCAACAAGTTTCTTTCATTGTACACTCTTTGCCCTCGCATTTAGTTATATCTGTCATAATTTTAGTTTTTTGATTAATTTACTCCAGGGTGAACAAGTGTATTAATCTAAATGGCAAAAGCGCCTTTATGTCCACCCCTTCGTAATACTTATTTCTCCCAACAACTACTAACTGTTACTTCAGCCTTTAACAGACCATTTGTAACTACTTCATTAGCAGCTTCTTCCATTAATGATTTAATAGCTTTCTCCCAATGTGGGATGTACTCATCTTTACATATAGTGTCAATTTGATCATGCACTGTCATAACTATTTTAACAGGTGCATCATCATGTGTACCAATATAGTCACGTATAAGTATTAAAGCTTTTTTAGTCATGTCAGCACTAGCTCCTTGAATAGGTGTGTTCTTACTAGCTCTCTCAATAGACGATAACTCTTGACTATTTTCTCTCGAGTTATACATCTTAGGAAACCAGTTAACAAACCATCTTCTTCTATTATAAGGAGGGAAAGTTTTAATATAACCAAACTGTTTACCAAAATTAGCTAGCTTATCTAAGAATCCTTTGATAGATGGAAATGCTGTGAAGTAGTCTTCAATTAATTGTTCAGCAGCTTTCTTATCTATCTGTAAAGTTTCTGATAGTTTATTAGCACCCATACCATAAGCCAAACCAAAGTTAATAGTCTTAACATTAGTTCTAAGTTTCTTATGTGCTTTACAGTTACATTTAGACTTGTCTTTCATATAAGAGCAATTAGACTCTGCTACGTCAGTCCATTTCTCTTTATATACTAACTCAGCACATGTACTATGTAAATCTTGTCCTTGAATCAATGCTTCAATCCAAACAGGATCTTTACTACCGTATGCTATTACATTTAATTCTTGACTAGAATAATCTGCTGATACAAAACTCCAACCATCAGGCGCAATAAAACAATTACGAAATGCGTTATCTGCTGGTATCTGTTGCATGTTAGGGCGTGAGCTACTAACTCTCCCAGTATCTAATATTTGATTAAAACTTGTATGTATCTTACCATCAGATTTTAGATTAGTCATAAACTTCTCTCCATAAGAAGAATAGATTTTCATCTGTTCTTTATATTTAATATAAGTTTGTACTATATCAAATTGAAAAGCATACCTAAGCATATCTTTCCCATTTACGTTATCAAGTTTTGGTATAATCCCTCTAAGAACTTCTAAAACTTGTTTTGGTGATGTCCATTTGACATTTACCTTACGTAAATCGGATACATCAGAGAATAAATCTCCTTGTATATGCTTAGGTATAAACTGTTTCAATTCCTCCATGTTCATCACATGTTCATCTAATTCTACCTCATACTCATCTGCCTTGTTAATAGCATTGTTTGCTAACTTTAACCATTCTTCTGAGTCTAACTCTAATCCATTATATTCTATATCTGCAAATGCTAATACAGCTTCATTCTCTAAATCTATAGTATTCTGTAACTTATATATATTTGTCTTTATATCCTGTTTATCTTTTAAATCAATTAAATATTCAACATCTTTAGCTGCATATATTAATTGTGGGTTGGTAAAGTCTCCTTTATGTCCAACAAAACTTGACTGTTGAGTCTTGTCCATTGTAATCTTAAGGTTTCTTTCTAGTGTATTTAATAACGACACTGATAAACCTTTACCACAAGTTAATACCTTCTCTGCTAACATAGTATCATAAACATTCTCACATACTATATTAAAACTAGAACGTATAAAGTTCACATCAAACTTAGAGTTATGAAATATCTTAGTTATACTCTTACTTTCAAGTATTTCTTTTAACTCTTGTATGTCGTGCTCTCTAGTCTCTATTAAGAACTGTCTTTCTTTATCTCCTATCTGAAATAGTATTACTCTATCACTAGTGTAATCTAATCCAGTAGTCTCAGTATCAACTGATAATATACTCTTATCTTTACAATAAGATACAACCTCTTCCATATCAATATGGTTAAAGTTGTCTCTTTTTAATGTGTCGTTTACTAAGTATATCATAATCTTATATTATTAGTATATCCTGGTATAGATATTGACTCAATTCCTACTGATTCTGGTTCTCCATGTCTACATCTATATTGTGCAGGCTGTTTCATTCCAAACTGCATTTCAAATGGAGAAACATTTTTTATTATTTTTGGTAATCTTACTTCATATGCTTCTTGTCTAGATGCATTATTGCCATTTTTAGCAAATAGTATTTCTTGTTTAGCCATAATTTTATTGTTTTAGTTAATAAAAGCACAGGGATTTCTCCCTGCACTTATATTTAGTTTATACTACAAACCGTACTCATCAGTAACCATAGACTTTTCTCCTACAATGTCTTTAGCTGTAATTACTCTAGTTGCTGACTCATCTGATGCTAATAAGACATGTTCAACAACTTCATTAGTAATTATTACTAAAGTATTGCTAAAGATATAGTCTCCATTATGCTTAATGAATTCTCCTTCTTTACCTTTACGTTTAGCTTTAGTTTCGATGTTATCTGCTTGATATGCATCTGGCTCAGTAGTTTCAGAAACCATTACTCTGATTCTTTCTCCTTCTACTGTAGGGTTTAACATGTTAAGTTCTAACATTTCACCTTTTGGAGTCATTTCCCACTCAGGATTGTTATCAGAGAAATCCATTCCTAAATCTGTAGAAATATCTTCAACTGTTACATTTACCCAAGCACGTCTAGCTCTATTACCAAATCTAGAATCGCTGCGATTGAATCTACCTACTGCTGTTACTGGTCCTTCTTTTACTGTTAATACTTCAGCAAACTCTAAAGATATTTTATCACCTTTAACTTTTCTAGCTGATAATAATAAAGTTTCTCCTAATTTTAAAGTGTTTAGAGTTCCACTATTGATTGAATTACCCATGTTATTTATGTTTTTATGGATTATTTTGGTGATTTCAATAAGGTATATCACCAACCTTGTTTATGTTAAAAGAATAGTATACCTCTCCACTCCTGTATATAGAATAGTTAACAGCCTTTTTAAAAGCCTTTAGCTTACTGCAGAGGAGGATGTGCACATCCCATTCACTATTCTTTGTTTTAATATTCGTTGATTAATAGTATGTTCCTATTTTTAATCTTCGACTGTAATTTACTGTTTAATATGATTAACACCATTTCTGTCATCTTAAAGATAACTGATGTCTTTTCATGTTTATTTGATTCGTGCTCTATACAAGTGATTAATCTTGTTAGTCTTGAACAACTCATTCTATTTGGGTTGAATTGTTTACCCCGTACTGTGATTTTCATGTTATTTAATGATTTAGTTAATGTTTAATTGATTGTTATCTGTAACTAGCGTTAATACGAGCTATTCTTTCTATTGCTACTAATTTATTTTCTAAGTCAGTAATCTTTTTTCTTTGTTTTACATCTCTATCTGTATAAGTTGTCAATCTATCTTTTAAATTTGGTATAATAAATGACTTAAGATAAGTTACTGTTCCTTGTAATTCAATTATTTCTAATAATCTATGCATGTCTTTATTTATGTTTAGTTAATGTTTAATATTATTTAATATCTTTTACTTTTTTCAATTTCCATGTACGTCTTTCATTAATTTTTTGTATAATACTATCCATTCTAAAAGAGTCCGTTTGGTCTTAAGTCTTAAGTTTATTAGGATTGCTTCAAGATGAAGTTTATTATAATCTGGTTTATAAGGCAGTTCATAACCCATTAAGTCTAGTTTATTTGGCATTTTATTATATGTGTTAGTTAATGTTTAGTTAATAATAACAGGTCAAGCAGCGGTTTTAGCAGTATCGCGGGCTTACCCCATACTGACTACTTGTTCGACACCAACTCTAGAAGGTTATCACTAACCGTTGGGCTTATTGTTACACCTGTTATTAAATTGTTTAAAAAAGGAAGAGATATAAGCCTTAGAATAACATTCTTCCGGCCATTTTATTACTCAGTAGCGAACTGAAGCCAACTTATATCTCGACCTATTTTTTAATATCCTTCTTGATATGGATTACCTCCACATCCTCCTGCTTTAATAGTCCCACAAGCTGTGAAAACCATTGTTAAAGCTATTATTAATAGTATAGATGTGATTAATGTCATTGCATTATCAAATCTCTTACTGTTTTTAGCATTCATTATGCTTTAGTTATAGTTGGTTTAGATAACTCTTTGTATTTTAACTTTATCTCTAAAATTCTATTAAGAAATATAATACCTGTTTTACTCTCTTTTACAACTATTATAACTGTTGGTATAAGAACCATAACTTCTGTCTCTTTAACTATTTTGAATGAAAATATTACTTTAATAAAATGTAATGCCATCATGTTTAATGCACCTAATAGAAATGCAGATGTTAAATTAAATGTGAATCCTGAATTCATAACGAATATGAAATCAAACAGAATAGTACTAGCTATTAGTAATAATCCTGCAATTGTAACTGATTTGTTGTTCATGTTTTAAAATGTTTTAATGATTAATTGATTTTAATAAAAAGCAGTTTGTCTTGATGCTTAGCAATACGACGTGATTACGTCCTTTCTATACGTTAATGTTATATAATACATATAACTTTATTTTAGATTGTTGAATAGACCGTTAAATGGCCGTATGACACCTGGTGCTTGCACCCATTAACCAACACTTCCCGTAAAATAGTAAGGGTCTTTGTTAGTGTTAGTGTTATTGTCTGTGTTTGTGTCTGTGTTTGTGTTATCCTTATCGTATATATAAGAATAAAAAAAAGGAGCAGTGGCTTATACTTACACTCCTGTAAGTGAGACTATGCTGGAAGCACAATCTCACATCCT